TTTGCGCCAACGCAAAGTGATGCATTTGGAAGATTAAGAGTAAGTAATCCATTAACTTTATTTGACACCCAGGCAAGATATTTTGATCATGAGCAATTTAGTTCTAATTTAGTTAATTCTGGTAATGTAAGTTATGATGCAAATTCTAGCACTTTTACTCTTTCTGTCACTGGTTCAGGAGACGCAATACAAAGAGAAACCACAAAAACATTTATATATCAACCCGGAAAAAGTCTTTTAGTAATGAACACGTTTTCGATGAACACACCTACTTCAGGATTAACTCAAAGAGTAGGGTACTTTGGTTCACAAAACGGAATATTTTTTGAAGTTGCTGGTACCACTCTCAATATGGTTATTCGTTCCTATAGTTCAGGATCTTTGGTTGAAAATAGAGTTGCTCAAAGTAGTTGGAATGGTGACAAATTGAATGGTACAGGATCTAGTGGAATCACTTTAAATCCAGCATTAGATCAAATATTTTGGATAGATGTAGAGTGGTTAGGCGTAGGAAGTGTGCGATGCGGATTCGTAATAAATGGGCAATTTATAATTTGTCATACCTTTAACCATGCTAATGTTTCTGGTAATACTACTACATACATGACGACTGCTTGTTTGCCAATACGATATGAATTATCTAGTTCTGGTCCTAGTGGAACATTAACCCAAGTTTGTAGCACAGTAATCAGTGAAGGTGGATATTCATTAACAGGCCTACCTAGGGGAATAGGGCATAGTTTAGGTTCTCCTGTAAGATTGTCAAATACCTCTTCAGTATTCACGCCTTTAATTAGTATAAGATTAAAATCAAGTAATTTAGATGCAATAGTTTTGCCCACAAATTATAGCATTGCAGCAGTGGCAAGTAGTATCTATAAGTATAGAGTTTACAAAAAAGCAATTACTTCAGGTGGTTCATGGGTCAGTGCAGGTAGTAATAGTAGTGTTGAATATAATTTATCTCCTACGGCTTTAGTAAGCGGAGATATTAATGAAGAAGCATTTATCATTTCAAGTAACCAAAGTAGTCAGGCGCCTAGCCAAGTAAGTTTTGCATTTGAAGAACAACTACAAAGAAACAGTTTTACTAATACATGCTTTGAATATGTAATTACTGCTGCTACTACTGGAACAAATCAAGACTTGTATGCATCTTTAGAATGGCAAGAAATAAGTTGATATGAATACTCCAACATTAGTTAAAACTCCCTACACTAAGACATTATTCAAGACACAAAAAGACTTGGATGATTTCATCAAGTGTTGCGACCCAGTTGATGGGTATTTGTATTTCATGGATAATTTTTTCTACATACAACACCCAACACGGGGTAGTATGTTATATCATCCTTGGCCCTATCAAAAACGGTTAATAGAAACTTATCACAAATATCGTTTTAGTATTAGTTTAATGCCTCGTCAAAGTGGTAAATCAACCAGTGCTGCTGGTTACTTACTTTGGTATGCAATGTTTGTTCCGGACTCAACAATATTAATTGCTGCACACAAGTACACCGGTGCTCAAGAAATTATGCAACGTATACGCTATGCATACGAAAATTGCCCAGATCATATCAAAGCCGGCGTAGTTACCTACAATAAAGGTTCGTTAGAGTTTGAAAATGGTTCTCGTATAGTTTCAGCAACCACTACTGAAAACACAGGTCGTGGTATGTCTATTTCATTATTGTACTTAGACGAATTCGCATTCGTTAGACCTAGTATTGCTGAATTGTTCTGGACATCCATTACACCTACATTATCTACAGGTGGTAAAGCAATCATTACAAGTACACCAAACAGCGACGAAGATCAATTTGCATTAATTTGGAAACAAGCAAACAAATGTCAAGATGAATACGGAAATGAAACTGAACTTGGTATAAATGGCTTCAAAGCATACCAGGCCCATTACACTGAGCAACCAGGCAGAGATGACAAATGGGCAAAAGAAATGGAAGCACAACTTGGCCCTGATAAATTCAAGCGAGAGATCCTTTGTCAATTCATTATTGCAGATGAAACATTAATTGCACCTACAACCTTGATTGATTTATCTGGCGTCGAACCTATAAGCAGAATGGGTCAAGTTCGTTGGTATAAAAAACCAGAAAAAGGTAACATTTATACAGTAGCATTAGATCCTAGTTTGGGTACTGGTTCTGATCCAGCAGCAATACAAATTTATGAAGCAAACACCACTACTCAAGTGGGTGAGTGGAAGCACAACAAAACAGATATTCCAAATCAAATCAAACTATTAGCACAAATAAACAAATACATTGTAGAATGTACTAACGAACCAGATAGCATTTACTATTCAATTGAGAACAATAGCATAGGTGAGGCTGCACTGATATCGTTGAATGAGTATGGTGAATCAAATATTCCTGGAATATTCTTAAGTGAGCCAGGTAAGAAAAGAAAAGGATTCACCACTACACACAAGGTAAAATTGACAGCATGTGCAAAGTTCAAAACGTTAGTAGAAACCAAAAAGTTAAAAATAAACAGTAAAAGTTTAGTCAGTGAACTTAAAACCTTCGTGGCGTTGGGCGGAAGTTATGAAGCCAAAGTAGGAGAAACTGATGATTTGGTTATGTCATCTTTGTTGACGGTAAGAATGTTTCAAGTGTTAGGTGACTACCACTATAATCTAGAAGAAAGAATTAGTGACCACGAAGAATTCATACAACCTTTGCCTTTCTTTGCAGTGCTTGGATGATAAATAGTATATTAACGACAAAAAAATATGCCAATCAATAACCAATCATTGAACAAAGAATTATATAAACTTCTAAAAGTTAGAGGTTTTGATCCTATACCAAAAGACAGTACAGGTGAAACAAGTCCTGTTCCCGATGAAGCAGATGTTTTCAAGTTTACGTTTAAACAAGATGGAAATAGTTTAGGAACAGCCTGGGCAACTATTGATGGAAATAATAAACTAACAATTTATTATGGAGACGACATAACAAAAAATGTATCAGAAAACGAAGATCCTAATAACACTTTTGATTTAAGTTGGACTGGATTTTTGAAGCATTTAAAGATGTGGGCACAACGTAGACAAATGGGATTTGACTTAGAGAACAAAGACCATTTGCATAGTGATATGGCACAACGTGATCATGCTAAAAAGCAAGAAGTTGCTGAAAGTAATATAAAATTGATGAAAAAAGGAATAACCATGCCAAATATAAGTGAAGGCTATTATCCAATGGGGAAAAGTGCAAGTTACAATGATAATATCCCAACTGTAAAAATAATACTGCAACATACCAGACAAATCCAAGAAGGTGAACAGCGTTATCGTAATATTGCAAGAATTTTTCTTGAGAACACCCAAGGTGAAAGATTTTTAGCACCAACTAACAAACCAGGTATTGCCCAGATTTATGCAAGACACTTAGCAGAAGGTGGCAATGTAAATGATGAGCGTTGGAACCACATCAAATCATTGTGTGAAGAATATGGAAAAATGTCAGGATTTGTTCGTGCTGTACGTGGTAACCAATTCAATGAATCTGCACAAAGATTAGTAGAAGCAGGGTTGAATCATTACCAATCATTGCGTGAATCTTTAAGTAGGATGCGTGGCCATCGTGGATACAATAGTTATTTTGAAAATTGGACTCCTACATTGATGGAAAATGAAGGTGATGAAACTACAATTAATGAATTGTTTGTGCAAGAGACTTTGGATCCAAGAATTGAAAGTGTGATGCCGATTTTATCTAAATTGAGCAAAACAGTAAGTGAGATGAAGGAAGTCAAAGAATTAGATGAATGGGCTGATAGTTTGATAGAGTCACCTGACGATGAAGTAAATGCACATAATGAATCAAGTGATGAGAAAAATATGAAGCGTAAAGAGTTAGAAGAAGTTACAGATGCAGAAAAAGCAGACATAAAAATAAAAGTTCCTGCGTATAGAAGAGACAAAGTTACCACTAGTGATTTAGAAAAAGCCAAAGAAAAAAATATAAGTGGCCCCGAAGGATTGAAGGCATTAAACACCAAAGTAGACAGTAACGTAAAAGAAGGTTTGGGACCAGAACAAAAACGTGTTGGCCAACTTGGACCAACAGAAAAAGTTAAGAAAAATAGTGGTGCTAGAGGTAAACTAGTTGGTGCCAATGAAAGTGTAGAGCAAGGTGTGGCGGAAGGTCAAGAAGACCTCGAAGAAGCAACATCGATGAAACAACAGTGGAAGAATGATGTAAAACAAGTTCATGGTAACAACGTAAGATTTGAAGTCGAAAAAGCCATTAGATCAAATGAGGAAACTCAATCTGCTGCGTATGACGAAAAAGGAAACAAGGTAGCATATTTTTATCATAAATCCGGTCGTCAAAATATTTTACCAAAACCCAAAGTGAATGAAGACTTATCTAAAACTGATATAAAAAAACAAATTTCAAAATTTGAAGAATTAGCATTGGCTGCAAACCGTGCAGGTGATGATGAAAAATCCAAACAATATCAACGAAAGATTCAATCACTTAAGCAAAAAATGTCTCAAATGTCTCAGGACGTGAAGGAAGGTCAAGAAGACCTTGACGCACTCAAGAAATTAATGGGCAAATAAAAACACAAAAAACCGCACAAAAATGTGCGGTTTACCATATCCATGATAAATACATTGACTTCTCGCAGTGAGTATGTAATACTTACGAGAAGTTAGTCACAGTGGCTTGTGACGACTAAATTTTAACAGAGACCATCTCATTTTTTAAGGAGTAAAATAAAATGCCAAGTCTAGCCGAAATCCGAGCAAGAATCGCTCAACAAGAAAACAAATCACAACAAAGTTCATCTGGTCCTAGCGACAATTCAATCTACCCACACTGGAACATGCCTGAAGGCACAACCGCATCAATGCGTTTCTTACCTGACGGAGATCCAAAGAATGAATTCTTCTGGGTAGAACGTGCGTTAATCAAACTTCCATTCAATGGTGTCAAGGGTCAACCTGAAATGAAAAAGGTTGATGTACAAGTTCCATGCATGGAAATGTATGGAGAAGCATGTCCTGTTCTTGCCGAAGTTCGTCCATGGTATAAAGATGAAAGTCTTAAGGATATGGCAAATAAGTATTGGAAGAAGCGTAGTTATATCTTCCAAGGATTTGTTCGTCAAAATCCGCTAACTGAAGATAAGGCACCTGCGAATCCTATTCGTAAGTTTATCATCAGTCCACAACTGAT